TCGCTCTCTTGAGCAACAAGCAGGTATTTTAGGCGAAACAATACATGTATCACTCAACGAGGTAAAAACAATTGTCACTGCTCCATTTCAAAACTCTAATTGGTCACGTCGTTTATGGCGTGATATGAAAGTTGTTCGTGCTCATGTTGAAAAGGCTACAAGCCAAGTATTGTTAAGAGGACGACACCCTTATGAGTTTGTGAAAGAGTTCAGAAAAGAAACAGGTAATAGTACTTACGAAATAAGACGTTTACTCATAACAGAAACTGCTAGAGTGCAAACGTTAGCTGCAAAGCGTCATATGTTAGAACAACATGGTCCAGATGCAGAATATGAATATCACGCTAAGATTGATGGTAAGACAACAAAAACCTGTAGGCACTTAAACAATAAAGTATTTAAAGTTAAAGATATGCAACCTGGTGTAAACGCACCGCCGATGCATCCTTTTTGTCGGAGTGCTGTCGCACCACACATCAATCCTAATTGGAGAGATGAATTCTTTGAAGAACGCGAAGGAAGATATTTCGGAGGCGTTGTTAAGTGATTAAAAGGAGGTGTTGTAAATGCCAGATGATAATAATCTTACAAATACGCCGCCAGTTACCAACGAAGGTACTGCAGAAGAAATTGTAGATAATTCCATAGGCGACTATGAAGATGCTGATTGGGAAGAAGAAGAAATCATCGATACAGACTTTAGCGATGAAGAAGATTCAGAATATGAAGACGACTTCATGGATCCAGACGACGAAGAATTTGAAGAAGAGAATTGGGAAGAAGATTACGATTTTTCAGATGACTTTGATCAAGAGGATATAGAATTCTTAGAGGGACTTGGTGGTCCTGGAGATGAAATAGAAGAAGAGTACGAAGAGGATTACGAAACAGAAGAAGGTCTTTATGATGTAACTGAACTTGATGGTGATACAATCGATGAGTTTGACAAGTACGATGAAAGTTACTTGCAAGATAGATTAGATGATGTGTATGACGAATACAATCAGATATTTAATAAAGAGCCTTCTGACATCATTAAAGATAGTATGACAACACAAGAAAAAATAGACAAAATTGTTGATGCAATTCAAGAGGGTGGTAGCGGTGTGTAATGAACGTATTGCTGCAGCCCTTGAAGGCATTCACAAAGAACTCAAGCGTCTGAATGACACAAACCCTAGTAACCAAGCACAAGTGAAGCAGAAAGAGCCTGAGAAGAAAGAGTTTAAACCTAAAAATTTCATCTGAGGTGGTACTTATGTCAAAGCGTGAAGCAGTTGGTCCTGGCGTTACCGCGCCAATATCTCGTCAGTAGGATACGTTAACCTACTCGACCTTAGTAAGTCGTTAAACTGCTAATAACGAAATCAACTGGATTAATACAATGTAATAAACATAGATATCAGCACACTTTATTGGGCTTAATTGCACTATAATGGGTGCTTTTTTTATGCGTAAAATCATTTGTATTAGGACTGTTTGAAAGGACGAATAAATGAATGAAATTAAACGATTAAAGCTAAATTTACAGCATTTCGCTGAAGATGATTCAAACAATAACCAAGAAACAGAAGAAACAAAGGAAAATAGTCAAAACAGTGATGACAAAAAGGTTTTTGAATTAACTCAAAGCGAGTTGGATAGTCAAAAACATAAAGCTGTAAATACAGCACTAGCAAATCAAGAGAAAAAATTCGAACAAAGGTTAAAAGAAGCTGTTAAAAATGCGCGTTCTGAAGGCGAAAGCTACGCTAAGTTAACTGAAAAAGAGAAGAAAGACAAAGAATTTGAGAAACGCGAACAAGCCTTAGCAGAAAAGGAAAAGGAATTCAGATTACGTGAACTCAAAGCTGATGTGGAGAATGACCTTAAAGACAAAGGTTTACCTACTTCATTTGCAGAGTCACTAATCCATTTGGAAGATAACGAACAAATCAATGAAGTTGTCAACGCGATTAAGGAAGATTTCGACAGAGCAGTTCAAGAACAAGTAAAAGAAGCTACTCGTCAATCAACGCCGTCTGGACAACAAAGTGATGTATCTAGTAACAAAAAGACAAGCGATAGTTTTGCAGAATTAGCAAGACAAAATAGAATAATTCAATAAAATGGAGGCATTATAAATGGCAAACGTAAAACCACAAACATTCAATCCAGATAATGTAATGATGCATGAGCACAAAGAAGGGGAATTGTTAAACGATTTCAACGAGCCTATTCTTTTAGACGTATTACAAAACTCTAAAATCATGCAATTAGGTCAATACCAAGATATGGGAGGAAAGTCAGAGAAAAAGTTCACTTACTGGGCAGATAAACCAGGCGCTTACTGGGTAGGAGAAGGTCAAAAAATTCAAACTTCTAAACCTAGCTTACTTGAGGCGTCTATGCGTTCTCATAAATTAGGTGTTATCATCGTTGCTTCTCGTGAATACTTAAACTACACTTACTCTCGTTTCTTCGAAGCAATGAAACCTCAAATTGCTGAACAGTTCTATAAAAAGTTTGACGAAGCAGGTTTATTAAATGTAGATAACCCATTCAAACAATCAGTAGAACAATCAGCTACTGCAGCTAACAATGTAGTAAAAGGTGATATCACTTTAAAAAATATCTTTGCTTTAGAGGACACTTTATTAGAAGATGATGTTGAAGCTAACGCTTTCTTATCTAAAACACAAAATCGCACTGCATTACGTGGAGTTCGTGATGAAGATACTAAAGAAAGCTATTATGACCGTGCTAACAACACACTAGACGGACTTCCAGTTGTTGACCTTAAATCAGACCAATTTAAAAAAGGTGACTTATACGCTGGAGACTTCAACAAAGTGTTTTATGGCATTCCTTACAACATGTCTTACAAAATTTCTGAAGATGGTCAATTATCAACTGTACAAAATGCTGACGGTTCACCAGTAAACTTATTCGAACAAGAATTAATCGCTTTACGTGTAACTATGGATGTTGCATTCCATATTGCAGATGACAAAGCATTCGCTAAATTAACAGCTGGTACTGCTTCAACTGGTGGAAATACTGAAACCGTATAAATAATCTAGGAGGTCTTACAATGACTTATTCTTACAAAGTCGTTCGAACGTTCATAGATAAAGAAAGCGGAAAAGTATATAAAGCAGGAGATGAATTCCCTACTGATATTACTAATGAACGTATCGAACAATTATTCCATAAACAAAACGTATATAACGAGCAATATATCGCTTTAGATGTAGATTCTAAAGCAACTAAAGCAGAATTGTTAGAAGTAGCTGAAAAACATAGTGTAGACGTATCTAAAGACGATACAAAAGCGGTAATTATAAAAACGTTGGAGGGATAACATGGCTACATTAGAAAATGTAAAAATGTTACTCTCTATCGATGATGATAAGCAAGATGAACTACTCAAAATAATCATAAACAATACAGAAAAGCGTTTGGTTAGTTTGCTTCCTGTCGATATAGAAGAAGTTCCAGAACGATTGGAATACATTATCGAAGAAGTATCAGTCAAACGCTTTAATCGTGTTGGCGCTGAAGGAATGACGCAAGAAAGTATTGATGGACGTTCTAATACTTTTCAAAGCAATGATTTTGATGAGTATATGGACGTTATCGATGGTTTGTTTCCTAAAGAGACAAGTAAACGTGGTAGAGGTGTTTTCTATTGAGATACAACAAGCGTGTGAAGTTCTCTAAGGAAATTAAAGGTGGTTACAATCCTAAAACAAGTAAGTACGATGTTAAGGAACAAGTGTACAACGAAGTTCCTTGTAACGTTTCTCCTTTATCCCCGCAACGTACTAATCTTGAGTATGGAGATGTAACCAAAGATATTAACGTCATTCGCTTAAATGGTCGTTTTGAACCAAAAGTGACTCATGCTTATATCAAAGGTTCAAAGTACATTATCACTAAACGTATCGACTATGAACACGACACTGTATTCTATGCAGAGGAGGTTAAATAGTGGCTGGAGATATCGATGCTCTAATTAGAAAGCTAGACCGAATGCACAGTAGCATTGATGATGACATTGACGAAGTTCTCAAAAACAATGC